TTTTCGTTTACAATTGCTACAACTTGATCTGAATCAAATCCAGATTGAGTTACGCCAAGATACTTGAAGATAGTTACTACGTCATCTGAATCTGGAGCAGATAGTAATGTTATAGTACTACCATCTGTAGCAATATAATCATCGGAATCTTCTAATAAGATACCATTAGAATATACTTGTATTTTACCAGCAGTATATGATAATAAGTTGTTATGAGTATCTCTACCAGATATTTCTGAATCACCTACTGTAGAACCACCATCAGGTGTATACTTAAAGGTAAATCTAGATATTTCTAATTCTTGAGTTACATCTTTACCAAAATACTTTAATACAGATAACTTATCATCACTGTCAGCTGCGGAAACTAAAGTAACTAAGGTACCATTAGTAGCGGTATAATCAGTGGTATCCATCATTAAGATACCATTTAAGAATACTTGAATCTTATCTACTGCATATGATAAAGTATTACCATTATCATCTGAACCACTAAACGCTGTTTGACCTTGAGTTGCAGTATAATCAAATCTAGTAATGGTAAGATCAGTTAAATTATCATTAAAGATAGCAGCAACTGTATCTGAATCAAAAGTAGATCTCATCTTTTGAATAACTACTACATCATCTGAATCAGCTGCTAGATTTAGTACTACTGATGTACCGTTTGTAGCGGTATAGTCATCTGAGTCGTTTATTAGTACACCGTTTACATAGACGTTAATGTTTCCAGGTGTGTAAGATAAAGAATTGGTATTTCTATCTGCACCACTAAAAGTAGTCTGAGAATTATTTGCTTTGTACTTAAATGTAGTAAATGTTGATTCTTGAGTAACTACACCACTAGTTTGTAAAGAGGTAATATCATTTCTAAGATCAGCTACAACCTTCAGATCAGAATCCGTCATACCGGTTCCTGAGCTTGTTGGATTTTCGTTTATTATAGCTACGATTTGATCTGAATCAAATCCTGCAGCTCCTCCGCCGCCTGATCCGCTTGAATGTGTACTATCAGAATCTTGTTCTATTCTCAGTTGATTAACAGCTTCTTGAAGTGCTTGTAACTTAACAGAATCTGAATCAACATCGTTTCTTAATTTAGCAACAACAGCTAAATCTGAATCAGTCATTCCAGTTCCAGTGCTATTCTCTGAAATCATAGAAGCTATTTGATCAGAATCAAAACCTTGTTTACCAATTCTAATAGTACCAACCATACCTGAATGTAGAGTACATTGATAAACTAAAGATTCAGGAGCATCCATAGGTACTACAAACTTAACTAACCCTACCTGAGCTCCATTATTAGTAACGCCAGATGAATAAGCCGAACCACCGCTAGATAATCTAATCTGGAAAGGATGACCAGAAGCGTTAACCCTAAAGTTATAAGTATGACCTCTGTGCAAGTAAATAGTTGGATTATCTACACCTGATGGGAAACCATCACCTGTGAAAGTATAAGCCGATGCACCGTTGTTGGCAACATCAAACGACACATCCATATCAGTTCTTACTGATTGGATAGCAGTTTCGTCAGAATCTAATCTTGCAGTTAATGAGGTTTCAAGACTACTTAGTTCAGTATCAAGTGCTTGTATCTTTAATTCATCTGAATCTAATCTAGGTCCTAATGTGCTTTGAAGAGCTTGAATAGCAGCAGAATCTGATTCTGCATTTTGTTTAATAATTACAATTGCAGCTGCATCTGATTCAGCATCTCTTCTAGTCTCTGCTAAGTTAAGTGCGTCAGAATCAGTAGATGCTAGTAGTAACTGTATTCTAGCTGTCTCTGAATCAAGACTAGTCATTACTGAATCTATTCTAGTAGATAGAGCTTGAATAGCTGCACTATCAGAATCCACATCATTTCTTAAAGTAGCAACAACGGACAAGTCAGAATCATTAGTCAAGTCGGAATAACTAGCTAATCTTATCCAGTTACCACCATGAGCAAAATAAGCTGCTCCAGTAGCGTGAACATGAGCAAACATACCATGGTAGGTAGATGCGTTAGGTAAATCTACTAGGTTAGAATACACGTTGGCAAATAATACTTTGTTACCGTTACCATCTATATCACCTGACATAGTACCACCAGCTAATGGTAATCTAGCTGATATAGCAATTTCATCTGAATCTAATCTGGATTCAATCGTAGTTACGTTAGCTTGTAATGCATTAATAGCTGTGAAATCAGAGTCAAGATCATTTCTAAGGTCAGCCATTACCTTTAGATCTGAGTCTCCTAATGCACCGCCTGATAAAGTTGTTATTTGAGCTTGTAAAGACTGTAGTACTAACTCATCAGAATCGGCTCTACTTTCAAGTGAGGTAATTCTACCCCCGTATGCATTTTGAGTAGCTTGAAGAGTCGCAACTGTACCGTTGATAGTTTGTACTTTAGCCGATTCAGAATCTACTCTAGCCTCTAGAAGGGTTATACGACCACCTTGAGAGTTAGTAGTAGAGTTTAAAGTCTGTATACTATCAAAGTTAGATTTTATTCTAGTATTAAAATTACCAAAGTCGGAATCTAAATCATTGCGCAAGTCAGCTACAACTTTAAGATCTGAATCTGTCATTCCAGTACCAACACCGCCGCCGGAACCACCAGAGTTAGCGCTATCTGAATCTTGTTCTAATCTAAGTTGATTTACTTGTTCTTGAATCGATTGTAATTTTGTTTCATCTGAATCTGATCTTGCTTCTAGTGTAGCTAATCTTCCATTTTGAACTGTTTGAGTAGATTGTACTGAACTAACACTACTATCAATACTAGATAATCTAGCATTTATTCTAGCACTTTCAGAATCCATATCAGTTCTAATAGCTTGTATACCACTACTATCAGAATCTAAATCATTTCTAATTAATGTAATATATGCTGAATCTATATCAGCTTGAGTTTTAAGAGCTTGAATGACTATTGTATCTGAATCTGCGTCTCTTCTTAGTTCAGCAATAGCTATTTGATCACTATCAGCATTAGATAATAACAATTGTATACGAGCTGTTTCAGAGTCTAGAAGATCTTTAGTTACTAGATTATGTTCACGGAACATGTTAACAACTTCTTCTGAATCAACCATAGTTAATACAAATTCAGAATCAACTTTACCTAAGTTATTATTTACAAAATTAATAATAGTAACAAAGTTTTTATCAACGGTATCCATAACTCTATCAGAGTCATAGAACCATCCGTGTTCACCACCCATATTAAAGACTTCATCAGAATCAACAAAGTCATCTTTAAGAGCTATTTCACCAGCTTTAATAATAGTTTGTACTACTCTATCCGAATCAAAAGTAGCAGTAGTGTTTATACCTTTTTGTGCTGAGGCAATAACTAAATCGGAATCATGAAAAGGGTTACTACCAAAAGCACCAGTAGCTCTATAGTATTCAAATATATTATTAGGTGAACTGTTTTCACCTCTTACAAATCTTTTTATCCCTAGTAAAGAACCGCCATCAGAATCAGATTCTTGTTTTAATCTTTGAATATCTCTTGCATGATCTGAATCGTTATCTCTAGATTCAATTCTAAAAGCTACAAAGTCAGTCTTAAGAGTTGACACTTTAGCTGATTCAGAATCTACTCTATTCTGAACAGTTGCAATAGTTGCATCAACTGAATCAAATCTATTATTAACTCTAGCATACTCAGAATCAAACTGATTATTTACAATTTGAATTTGACTATCAATATATTCACTTAATGCTTGAATAGCTATACTGTCACTATCAGCATCTGATCTTAATTTAGCTACAACTGCTAAGTCGGAATCAGTAACCCCTGCGCCGCCACCACCAGATGTAAGAGCAGCAATGTCTAAATTTTTAAGAACTGTAGCTACAACAAGGTCAGAATCATATACTTCTGATTTGTTACTACTTATATAACTAGTAACGAATTCTTCAACAGTGACCTGTGGGTCACCTATTTTTAATGTTGTAATGCCTCTCAGTTCACCAGTGCGAGCGTTATACGTAAATCTTTGCGGCATAATATTCCTCTAGAGTTTTATTATTTATTGTTATAGATTTACGGTTTTATACACATCTTCATACCAAGATGGCAATTCAGGTTCTCTATTTTCATCAACTACTACCCATAAGTCACCCGTATTATCCATAATTCTCTCATTCATAGTCGCAAAAGATTGAAAACCTAAAGGCATATCATCTTCTTGTTCATTGAGTTTATCTTTGTAAATTTCATCTGATGGATTAGTTTCAGTCATTTCTTTCCAGTAATCAGAACCTACACACCATCCAAACAATACCATACACATAACTAAATCATCATTAGTACCAGGTTCAGCTGCAAAAGAAGAGTTTACGTTATCATTTTTTCTTGTAAAGGTAGTCATCTCTACATAGATATCATAATCCGTAGTTAATAACTTATCAGTCTCTATAAGAGATTTAAAGTTAGAACAACCTTTAGTCTTTACAGATGCAGAGGTAGTAACACCTAGTTTTGAACTTTGTCCTTCTCCTAATACAAAACCAGCTCTTCCTTTAGTTACAGTTTTAAGTAAATTTTCATATTCAAAATCATCATGTAAAGCACCAACAACCTGACCACCAACATCGTTAGTCTCTACCAAAATATGTGCGTTATTGAAAAATGTTCCTATGTTAGCTAAAAACTGAGGATAAATCATAGGTGTTACAGTATTCGATCTATATTTAGCTACCACTTTATAAGGAATAGTAGTAACATCAAACACTACAAAGGCTGAATAATCTAATCTTAGACCTCTAGCACAATCAACTGTAATTAAGTATCTATGATCTTCTTTTGGCTCTTCATAAAAATCTACTTCGTCTTTTTTTCTTATAGGATTAATAAAGGACATATTAGCTAACTTTGACGGTGATATAAGAGTAGAAGCTGAACCTATAAATTGAGTTTCAAATTCTTGTCTAAATTGATCTTCTGATGTGTTAGCTATCTGTTGCTGTTTCCAATTGTCATCTCTTCCTGGAACATCCCACCAGTTTATCTCTATAGGCTTAAAAGCTGATCTCTGCTCTTGAGCTTCCATCCACATTTTGTAAAAATGATTCATACCTTTAGGAGTAGATACTACTATCATTTTAGTATCTGAACCTGATGAGATAGTAGGATAAACGGAACGGAAAAAATCTTCAGCGTCATGAGGAGGTACAAATGCAAACTCATCTAGAAATAATAAACTAAATGACATACCTCGAGCAGCTGAACCAGAACTAGAAGTTGCAACAATTCTAGATCCGTTTTCTAAACTAATTGATCTTTTATTGTAAGTTTCAACACCTTGCTGTAACCAGAAAGGTAAACTTTCATATGCTAATTGTAATCTTCCTAACAACTCTTGAGCCAATTCACCTTTGTTAGCAAGTATACCTACATTTTTACCTTGGTTAAAAAGTACATACCATAAAATAAAAGCAACACTTGTAGTAGATTTACCACACTGTCTAGGAAGTTTACATATACTAAATCTATTATCTTTAAAGCTGTCAACCATTTTCTTTTGAAAACCGTAAAGAGTAAAAGGAATAGCACCAAAGTCAACAGACATAATTTTAACGTAAGTCTCAGAAAAATATATTGGATCTTCCATACACTTTTTATATTCTCTAAGCTGTTCAGGAGTATATTCTAGATTTGAATGAGGAGCTTTTACGTTAGGATTACCTAAGTAATGAGATACATTAGTAGGATTTCTTACAAATAATTCAGGATGAGTTTCTTCAGTTGGCGCGTCTTTATAAGTTCTTTGTTCTGCTAACCAACCTAATAAATCTTTTTTAGTTTTAACTAATACTTCACCAAAAGTTTTCCAATCTTTATGTAGATTAGAATCATATTCTTTTTTAAGTACTACTTGATAATCGCTCATTCCTTACCCAACAAGTCTAACAAATCTTTTGTGTTTAATTTTACATTTAAGTTATTAGTTGTAGATTGTTTTTCTTTATTAGGGTTATTAAGCTTTTCTGTTCTAAGTTGGTGTTCCATCATTTTTTGCGCAATATCACTTAAAGCTGTGGCCGTACCTGTTGCTACTTCTATAGCTCTAGGATGCTCAGATTCTTGAGCTAACTGTACAGCAGCATCAAGAATATCTTGTAATCTTTCTGCCGATGAATATAATAATTCTCTAGAATAAGTATAATCATCGCCTCTATTTTGAAGTACTGTTGCTAAATCTTTTTCGATAACAGATACTTCTTGAGAAATGTCTTTCTCACTCATAAAATAATCTCCTGTATATCTATAATAATTAAATAATTAGAAGCTTGTTTTACGAACGAGAAGCTACTCTCTAATATTATTTATTAATTATGGCGTTATTAGGTATTTACATTTCATATATCATTTTAGCTTCTATTGGAGCTACTTTTGGATTACATAGATATTGGTCTCATAAACAAGGTAAAAGAAGAATTTGGTTTGAATGGTTAAGTCTATTATGTGCTTTACCATTAGGTGTATATAAACCTTTGGGTTGGATAGGTGTACATAGATTACATCATAAGTATTCTGATACAGAACTTGACCCTCATTGCCCGGATCACAAAGGTTTAAAAGTATTATTCTCAGACTTTTCAGATTCAAAAGTACCTTTATCTTTAGTTAGAGACGTAGCAGTAAATCCAAGGATACAATTTTTTCAAAAGTATGGAAAATATCTTATATGGATATTTGTTTTTCTTACTCCATATTTTATAATTATGGCATATGCAGGTATGGGAATACTTAATTACTTTGGACACAATAATGGACAAGCTGTTAATAACTGGTTGATTAATATATTAGCTCCATTCGAAGGTAATCATAAGGATCACCATACATGGTAGAACCACTCTTACACTTTGATTGGAAAGTCAACAAAGAAAAACTTAAACAAGCTTTTACTACTTTTCGTACTAGTCTTTCTCCCGATGATTATATAGCTCCTGACAGGTTAATTTCTATACCTATAAACAGAGTACCTACTCATAATGATTGTCATGGTTACTATAAGTATGATGATGGAGAAGACATAACTTTTTATTATGTAGATAATACAGGGGTAAGAATTAGAACAGTATTTAAATCAGCTGAAGGTAGTTTAGTTTCTCCAGACTTTCATAATGTTTGGTTTGAAAAGCATAGAGGTAAACCAGCAGTAGAATATATTATGTTTGAAATGGATTCTTTAGCTAAGAAATTAAGTATAGAAAAATATATTGTAAGGTGTTTAATACTTAAACCTAATAACTTTCTAACTTGGCACAAAGATGGTGAACTTGTAAAAGCTTCAGTAAATTTTCATATTGGTGAAAGTAGAGACCCTGTAACTTTTTGGCCTAATTTAAAATATGAATATAACACTGCTTTGTTAAACAATCAACATTTTCATAAAGTAGATAGTGTATCATCTGAAAGAGTAACTCTTAAGCTCATAAGTTTATCTAGTAGTTATGAAGATATCTATAAAAGGATTAAAGATAATGATTGTAAAATATACTGATTTAGATAAAGACCTTTATCAAAGGTTGTTAAAGGATTTAGAAAAACCAATATACATTGCAGATTATTATGCAGATAACTATTACAAACCTGACGGTATTGAATCTCATTTTAAAATAAACATACCATTACCTTTAGGCGAAGAGCATAGAGTAAAGATTAAAGATTTACCTGCTAAAGGCTATCGTTATACGAAAAAATATTCAAACGATATGTGGGATTCATATAATGATATACCTAATGGTAATCCGCATGCTATTATTGTATCAAAAGTTAAAGAAGAGCTAGCTCCATCAATTAGAGATATAATTAAACTAATAGTAAACAAAGAAGGTTATGTTGGTTATAATAAAGTAACATGTACACTTGCATGTAAAAGTAAAGATTTTAAATTAGTAATACACACAGATAGATCAAGTCCTAAATTTACAAACGGTATTAGATATCATGTTATAGTAAAATCAAATGAAGATAACTATCTTTGTGATGTTGATGATTATGACGGTAACGGTTTAGTTGAACATAGAATGGAGGCAGGAACAATATGGGCTTTAGATTCAACTACACTTCATTACGCACATAACAAAAGTACTAAAGAAGGTGGTATTCATCTTATAATAGATTTTATGGAGTAAAAATGGTAGCTAAATTTCATAATATAAAACTCAAAGAAATGAGCAATGAACAAATAAGAAAATGGGCAGGTATACTTCCTTATGATAATATAGTAGTGCTTAGAGATCAAGACTTAAGTAAAAAAGATCTTTCTAGAGTTTACAATTCTATAGGTAATACATTAAAAACAGACGAGTTCTTTTGTGATGAAGAATATCCAGAATTGATGAGAGTAACAAACGAAAGAAAAGATGATGAAAAAATTGGTATTTTTGCTGATAAAGAATTAGATTGGCATAGTAATGGTAATGGTAGACCAAGCGGAGTAGAGTGCTGTGTAGGTTTATATTGTGTTAAGCCAGGAAAGAATAGTGTAACAAGTTTTTGTGATACCAGAGCTGCATATGATGATCTTAGCCCTGCATTAAAATTAGAACTTAGTAAAATAAAATGTTTGTTTAAGTTTGAAAATAATACTTTTTATGATTTAGATGAAGATGATAAAGAGTTAGTTATGTTTGAGAATAGAGGTGAGTATGCTCGAGGTACTATCAAGCCTCTAGTTTATACACACCCATTTGATGGCAAAAAAGGATTGTATTTTACTTTTCATTATATACAAAAAATGTATAAAGTGCCAGAAGAAAGACAAAAGTTTTTAAAAGAATTTTTATTTGATCATGTGTTTCAAGAAAAGTATATCTATCATCATGATGATTGGCAACCTGGAGATCTGATTTTTATGGATCAGTTTCATAGTATACATAAACGTAATGCAGTAGAAGGTGATAGGTTTATGTATAGAACAACTTTGGATTATACTCATGTTTACAACACCAGTGAAAATTATTAATGCAGACTTTAATTTAAAAGATATAGAAATAAAATTAAAAAAGAATTTGCACAAAGCTGATAAAGTAGGAATCGAATCTAGAAAAGATTATTACTATAAAGTAAATTTTGATTTTGCTGACATATCAGAAAAATTATTAGAATATTCTAAACCCTTTTTATCTGAGCTTGGTATGAAGGATGAGATAGAAATAGATATGTGGGGTAATTATTACCCAGGTATATGTGTATGTGGTAAACATAATCATTTAAGAAGAAACGTAGTACTATCTGGTATACTTTATATTAAACCAGAGAATGGAATTACTAGATTTTTTGACCCCATGGCGGAATGGCATGATCAGTTTGGTTATTGGAATATTAGAAAAGGTATAAACGAATACTCTCCTATACCTAATGTGCTATTATTATTTCCTCCATATTTAGTTCATGATGTTGTTATGTTATCTAATCAAGAAAGGATTACTGTAGCCTTTGATATTAAAGCTAGATAGATCACAAATACATATAATAAAAGAACAGCTGTATAAAGCTTATAAACTAACAGCTGATAAAGGTCATAGAAATCTTAACTGGTTTGATACTCTTATCGCTGATCCTTTCAATAAAGAAAAATATAGTAAATGGTATATTATACCTGATGTTGCTTTTGCAACTGTACAAAGTTTTGGGTCTACACAAAGACTACTTACTAGATATTTTGATTTTAGCTGGTATAGTATCTATCCAGGAAGAAAACTAGATAGAGTAACTCCAGCAGTAGAGCTACTTAACTCTCAATTAGATGATTTTAATCAAGGGTTTGTTAGTTTAGAGTATATGAAAAGAAAGAAACTTATTAAAAAGACAGCTGAAAAATATAATATGTTAACAAATAAAAAATGGGTAGTACCTAATGGTATGTTTAAAACTTGTAATCATGAATGTGCACAATGCTGGCAGCATATTACTTTTACAGGTAGTAAACCAGAATTAGAAAGTATAAGTTATGAAGAATGGAATAGAAGATTTCAACCCTAGATGGACATATGTTCGCGGGTTAAATTTATTAGGTGAGGAGAGATTACTTCTTAAGAGACTCTTTTTAAAAAAAAATAAAGTAACATTAGAAAATGTTAATACTATTCCTAATCAAGCTAATCCTATTTTTTATTGGCTCAAAATCGATGATCCAGTTGTAAGCAATTATGAACGTAAAATTAAAAATATAGTTGGAGATATAAATACTAAAACAATTTTTGTTATTCATAAACCAGGTGATAATCTTAGACCTCATATTGATAAAGAATACGAAGAAAAACATATGAGAGTTTGTTTACTAAACTTTCCTATAATGTTACCTTGTACTGTACCCACCGATTGGTACGAGAATGTTGAAAAAGTTTCTGATAGATGGTTCGAAGAAGATAAAACAAAAATTATAGATCAAACATACTATGATAAAGGTGATACAGTTTTACTTAATACAAAATATATCCATGGAGCTAATAATACAAGTAAACATTGGAGAATTTTTCTACAAATAACATTCGAAGAAACCTATGAAAATATATTGAATAAATTAAAGGATTTGTTATGAAGTTTGAATATGAGTATGAAGACAGGTTTGCTGAGTTAAAGCACGATGATAAACAAATGAGAAAGATCTTAGATAGGATCTTTAAATATAAAATTCAACCACACTTTGAAGATCACTCTACTATTGGTATCGGTCATGACGAGCAAAAAATTTATCATGTTTGTTATGACTGTAACATAGAATTATGGAGTAAAATTTTTGAAGTAGTAAAAAGATTAGGTGAAAGATGTAATGTAAACTTAGACTGGGATGCTATAAGACATGTTACTAAGTTTACTTTTATCTGGATGCCGCCGCATGGTACATTAAAACCTCATACTGCTCATGCTCTTAGGACTTTCTCAGCATTTAACATACCACTTAGAGGTATTACTAAGTTAGATATGTATGACGAAGATCTTAATTTACTTGAAAGAAGAGAGTATACTAAACCGTGTTTCTTAAATACTTATCAACCTCATGGTGTAAACAACGATTGTAACGAAGAAAGACTTATACTTAAAACTCATTTACAAATAGTACCAATGCAGATGTTAAAAGATAGTTATATGTCTGATAAAGTTGTTTCACCTTTTAATTTTGAAATGCCTTGGAGGCAATTAAGAAAGACAGGTGAGTTATGACTGAATGTTTAATAGAAAAAACAAAAAGAAGAAGAGTAAAAGGTACAGGACCATCAAGATCTAAACTTCGTACATTCGTTGATCTTGGAATGGTCGATCAAGATATTATTAAACACCTTAATTTTATTGCTGACAAATATAAAGAAAATGATATTGGTAGTTATAAGTACGCTATATCCGGACATTGTAATTACGAAGAAGTGTTTAACGTTCAAGATAAGTATAGACAAATACTTCTTCAAACAACTAACGATTCTAATTCAGTAGATGAATTTACTTATAATAACTGGATCATAGACCCTATACAGTTACCTATGTTTAATAATATCTACAGGTTTAGAATAAGTGAAATGAAACCTAATCATACTTTTAAATGGCATATAGATGCTGATACTTCAGTAATGTGTAGAGCTATTATAAACTTAAATGATAATGATAGTATTTTTCAGTTTAAAGATAAACAGAGAGTACACACTCTTTTAACTAAGCCAGGTCATTTGTATTTTATTAATACTGGTTGGATGCATCAAGTACAAACTTATAATATTATGAGAAGAGCAGCTTTATTTAGTTTTCGTTTTGAGGATTACATAGGAAAAACTAATTTAAATGTATGATTATTTTATGCGCATTCCTGAAATGGATATTACTAATGAACAAAAAGTAAGAATATTCGAATACTTTAAATCTCTTCCTACAGTTGATAAAGTTTTTGACTGCAATAACAATTTTAAGCAAATAGATGATAATGAAGATATAAATTATCTACGTTCTAAACTTAAAGTAAAAAATAGATACTGTTTTGTTTATCAGAAACCTAATGTTAAAATAAATCGACATAGAGACTTAGAAGTCAACAACAGGAATACAGTTATAACAATACCTATTAATGCTTCAGTAGGTACTAACTTTTATGATGATAGTGAAAATTTTATAGGGGTCACTGATTATGATAAAGGTTCATATATTATTAATGTAAGAAAGTTACATGACTTACATAATACTCAAAAGGATGAAAGAGTAATGCTACAGTTTATGATAGATCAAGATTATAAAACAGTACTTAAAAATTATTATGAGGGTAGATTATGTCCCATTATCTAGTTATAGGCTATCCAAGAACAGGTACTACATCAGTAGTTGATTTACTTATGGAAACTAATGGTCATAGAAATAACTTCGTACAAGATTTAAAATATAACGGGGTGGATAAATGGTTTGCATCTGAAAAAAGTGTTGCAAAGATGCACACTCATAGAGAGTTTAAGTTGTATGGACCACATCTTCAACATATTATTGATAGAACAGATGAAGCTTTTTTTACAACTTTAAGAAAAAATTTAGAAGAGCATCTTATTAGCTATCTTTGTGTCTATCTTTGCAATGTAGACTCTCATGCTAGCCCAGTATGGCAGATGGATTTCGATGTTAAATTTCCTATATCAAATAAATTAGCATACGAACAGATGGGACGTCTTACAACAGCTATGATAGGACTAAAACCTAAATTAGAAACTTATAGATGTCTTCCTTGGAAAAAAATTACTGATGTAAATGTATTTGATGGTTTTGATATTCATGTTAACAAATGGATTAACAAATTAGATACAGACTTTGAAGACCCGGAAAAAATAAAAGAGTACGCTAAATATTATGCTAAGGTTTTAAAAGATGAAGGAATATATTGATATTGAAAGAATACTTTTTGAACTTGAACCTCTAACTTATATTTACAAAGATAGAGGTCAAATACTTTTGCAGTTTCCAGAACAATATAATAAATGGTCTGACTTTATGTCTTGGAACGAAACTAAAAAGCAATGGCATCCTATGGAAGGGTTAAAAGAACAAGACTTTACTAAATTTGCATACCCAGATAAAATGCCGTATACGAAAAGTGTTTTAGAAGATCTGGGAATGTATAGAACAAGAGCTATGAATTTAAGAAGTAAATCTTGTTATTCTTATCATAAAGATCCAACTAAACGAATTCATATTCCTTTAATAACTAACGAAGACTGTTTTATAATAGTAAATGATATACTAAACAGATATCCTGCTAATGGTAGTTATTATATTGTAGATACAACAAGAAAACATACAGCTGTAAATGCATCTTGGCAAGAAAGAATACACCTTGTAGGTTGTTTCGATGAGTAGTATAACTCTTATAGCTCTACCACCAAGAGGTCTTGGTTCAGGTGTCAAAGCACCTAGTGCTGCTTTGGGTCATATAGTACCAACACTAACAAAAGATAATATTAAAGTTGTCTGTTATGATATGAACATAGACATTTTTGAAGACAAAGGTGCTGAATGGTATGAAAGAGCTCTTACATGGGGTGAAACATTTGGTGATGTTGAAAGCGACATAGAATCAGAGTTTATAGAATACTTAGAAAACTATATAACTGAAATAAAAACTGAATGGGTAGGTATAAGTGTGTTTAGTGTTAACTCAGAATATATAGTACCTATAGTATGTAAACACATTCGTAATATTTCAAACGCAAAAATAGTAGCTGGTGGTTATGGCTGTAATCCAAAGATAGGTCCTAAATGGAAACAAGATGGTATTATAGATAATTACATTCTTGGTGAAGGTGAAGGATCACTTAATAGTTTAATATTAGGTGAAAAACATAATTGTATAGATGGTATTGAAAGACATGAAGTAGAAAACTTAGATGAACTTCCTATACCTGATTACTCATTATTTGTAAGAGGCAATAATAAAAAGAGAGACTTTACTATTACTGCATCTAGAGGTTGTGTAAGAAAATGCACATTCTGTAATGTACCAAATATCTTTCCTAAATTTAGATGGAAGAAAGGTGAGAAGATTGCTGAGGAAATGATTGACATTATACATAAGTATAATCCAGATAATATATTATTCTCTGATAGTTTAATCAATGGTAATATGAAAGAGTTTAGAAAATGGACTAGACTTATGACTGAATACTATGATAACAATCCAGATGTAAAAGTAGTTCCTTGGGCAGCTCAATTTATTTGTAGAAATAGCAACGCTATGACTAAAGAAGATTTTGACTATATAAAAAGTTCTGGATGTTTTAATTTACAAATAGGAATTGAATCTGGTTCTGAATCAGTCAGAGAACATATGGGTAAAAAGTTTAATGATGATGATATGTACTATACATTAGGCGAACTAGCTGAAAGAAATATAGACGTTGTTTTGTTAATGATTGTAGGTTATCCTACTGAAACGGAACAAGATCATGAAGATACAGTTACGTTTTTAGAAAATGTTAATGATTGGTTTGGTCACAAATCTAAGTTTATTGTTAACTTAAATGTAATGAAGCTTTTAAGTAATACCCATATATTACATCAAACTGAATTGTACAAATGGAATAAAAAACAAACTGATTTTGTAAGTGCATTAGGAACTGATTGGGTAGATAGAAAAGAAAGATTTTTTGAACTATACGAATTAATTGAGTTTAGTAAAAATCTTGTACAAGCTCATCCTAATCCAGAAAAATATAAAATGCTCAAAAAATATGATAGAGTAGTATGATAGGAATTACAGGACATACATCTGGTATAGCAAAGTATATTTACGATAACTATAACTGTAGAGGTTTTAGTAGATCAAATGGTTATGATATAAACAATAAAAACGATAGGTGGAGAATTATAAACGAGAGCAGAGGCTTTGAGATGTTTATAAACTGTGCGCATAACAAATATGGACAAACATTATTGTTAGAAGATTTTGTTAGATATAATCCACATATGAAAGTTATTAATGTAGGTTCTAGAGTAACTGAAATAGGTTTACCAGAATCTCATGCTCATTTGTTAAACTATCAAAAACATAAACTTAAGTTAAAAGATATTTGTATAAAATATGGTTACGATTACAAATGGTTTGGTTATGTAGCTACAGAAAGAATAAACAAAGAATTACCAGACGTTGAAAAAATTAGTATAGAAGAAGCAGTAAAAATTATTTTAGAAAACTAGTACAACCAACTTTTGTCATTCCGGGTTTCATTTGTCCTGTACAATGAATATTATACGAATTAAATACAATAGCAGTTCCTACTTTCCAGTCAAATACGCTACCAGTTAAACCATAATAAAAATCAGATCCGTATGGTAGATGTTCTAACAAATTATCTGGACAGGGCTTATTTGTTAATCCTCTTACACCAGTAGTATCACACATTCTTTTTCTTATAGCTGGATTACCATGAAACTCTCTTTTAGAAATATAACCACACCAAGTAGCTGCTTTTTCCTTGTAAGTTTGATCAAATACAATTAACTTTTGATCAGGGTCATCACATATCAAAGGTACTACTATGTTAATAGTATTTTCATAATCAAAAATATCTACATGAGGATAATATGGATGTTCGTGAGAAAAATAATTACCAGCATTAAATCTTTCATAATCAAATTCTCTAAATAATGTTTTTTGAAATAGATATTTGTCGAAGCATACAAGATGCATTAGACCGTTATCTTTTGCATCTTGAATAAAATTATTTTTGTTTTCGTACCAGTAATCTTTAAATAAACGAATAGAGTTTTCGTTTACGTTAATCGCATATGGTTGCATTATAAATCTTCTACAATTACATGTTTATTAAATGATGGAAATCTAAAATTAGGATCTTTATGATGTTCTAATCTAGATTTATTTTTACCTGGATATCCTATTCCCATAAGTAGTAAAGGTTTTTCTTCTCCTAATATTTTACCTACCTCTTTAGTATCAAAGCACTGGCAACAGCCAGTTTTATATCCTAAAAGATTAGCTGCTAATGTTAAGTATCCTGAACCTACACCTAAAGCTATATCAGCATCGTGTTTATATTCTCCTTTTATTCTACCGTTAGAATATTCTTCAGTAGTTCTAGTACCTTCCGATGGATCTCTATCATCAACAAAAGCAACTAATAGATTAGCTAAAGTTTGAGGATTAGTAGTTGAGGCTCCTGTTTCTAAGTTATATACAAACCCGTCTGTTGCTTCATGTATAGCTTCTATTTTTTCTCTATCTTGTATAAAGATAGCTTTATAGAATACTCTATTTTGTTTTGATGAACATTCGGTTACAGATATCTTCATAGTCTTGATATCTTCTTCTGGTATTTTTTTATCTAGATCCCAGTTACGTTGACATCTTTGTGATGCTGTTATGCTTTTTTCTAAAAACCTGTTAAAGCTCATTGCAGACCTCCCGTCGTTAATGCATATAAATATTTATATGAGTTGGCGAATAGATAATTTAACACTAGTACTAGATATCACTACACACTGTAATGCTAAGTGTCCACAATGCGCAAGAACTAATGATTGTGAGAAAGGTTTGCCTAAAGTAGATTGGTTACCTTTAACTCATGTTCCTTTAGATGATCTTAAAAAATATTATACAAAAGAAGAACTTAAACTTTTTAAAAAAATAGACATGTGTCCATCATGGGGTGACCCGATGATGCATCCTGATATTTTTAACATATCAGATTATTTTCTTAAAAATATATCAGAAAAAAAATGGTATAGAATAACTACTAATGGTTCTATGAGAGATGAAGAATTTTGGTTTAAGTTTGGATCTCTAGCTCATAAACATCCAACTAAAAAATTCTTAGTTACGTTTGATGTAGATGGTATAAATCAAGAAATGCATAGTAAGTATAGAAGAAATACAGACCTATCTAAAGTATTAGCTAACATGCATGCTTTTTCTCAAAATGGCAAGTCAATAGTAAGATCACAAAGTGTTTTATTTAAACATAATCAAGACTATATTGATGAAATAAAAGAGTTAGTTAAACAATATGGTAGTAGTAATCATACTTGGATTAAGAGTAGAAGGTTTGTTTTAGATCCACAAACTAAAAAATTTAGACCATCATTCTTTATAAACGAAAACGGAGATGCAGACTATCTTGAATGGGCAGACAAAGAATTTGAAAAGGATTATATACCCCATTATAATGAAGAAGATATTAGTGAAGAAGTAAAGTGTAGATGGGCGATGACAAATACAATAGAAGTAAATTTTGATGGTCAAGTACATCCATGTTGTTTCTTAGGTAACCCTAGTCCTTTTATGGCTAACATTATTAAACATCACGAAGTAATGAAAGCATATGATCGAAAAGAAAATAATGTTAAGTACAATTCATTAACAAATATAATACAGAATAAATGGTTTAGTGAGCAGTTACCTAACAGTATAAAATGTGATCCTACTTTACAATGTGTAAATAATTGTAGCACAAAAAATATACCAAGAAAAAATCAACAAATAAGATCTAGAATTAAATTATGAAAACTATAGTATGTATGAAGTGGGGTGATAAGTATGATGGATATGAATCTAAATTATACGACACAGTAAAAGATCAATGTGATAAGTTTATATGTGTTACTGATAAACCAATTAACGATTATGATATAATTCTTCCTAACGATTATGAAGGTCATGATTGCTTTACTGTAGAAAAATTATTATTGTTTAACGAAGATAAAATCGGTCTTGAAGGAGACGATTTTTTATTTTTTGACTTAGATGTTCTTATTCATAATCCTATAGATAGGTTGTGGCACTTACCTATGGATAAACCTTATCTTATAGAAGGTTATTGGCAAAACCCAGATAACTTTAGAAAGAACTTTGGAAAGAATGGTCAAGGTACAAAATACAATTCATCACTTATGAGATGGAACAGAGGACAGTGTAGACCTGTATATGATCAATTTACAAATAATATAGAGTACTTATCCTTTGTATATTTTAGTTTAGATAACTATCTTATTCACAAATGGTATAGCAAAGATTTTTTCAATACATTTCCAAAAGGTGTTGCCTATTCATGGTATAAAGGAAATACATTTCCAGATGATATAGAGACAAAAGTATTTAGAGATGATCATATTATATGTATGTTTAATAATTCAGAGTATGATGATGGTATAGACAATACTGAGTTAGAACAGATGACAGATATAGAAGAGTTAAAAGAACGTTGGAAGATATAAATGTAATATCTAATTGGATGAATTCATACTATACTACTATAAAATCTCATCCGTTTTTATTTGATAGACTTAAACATTCATTTGAAATCTCACAGCTAGAAAGTAAAAGTTGGGTAAGTGAAGAGCTTGACTCTACAGATTTGTATTTTAAAAATACAGTAATTATAGGTGGTTGGTATTGCCATGTACTTGCTAATATACTAGAACCTTTTACTGATTATATGTGTAATTATGAAACAGATCCAGATGCTGTACAGTTAAGTAAAAGATTTAATAGACATATTAGTTATAAATTTACTTCTAAACTTAGAGATTTGTATATGGAAGATTTGTATAGATATCACGTCAACAAAGGTAAGATAGAATTGGTAGTTAATACTTCTTGTGAACATATGTTTCCATTTTATAAATTAAAAGAAAGAATAGAGCATCAAATTAATTCAGTACCTTTGTATGTACTACAATCTACAGACGAAGAAAAATATAGAGATCATATTAATACAGTTAGAGATGTAGATGAACTAATAGATCAAGCAGGCATTACTAGAGTTTGGTACAAGGGTAAAAAAACTTTATCTAACGGTATGAATAGATTTATGGTTATAGGAAAATGAAAAATCTTATTTTTTCTATGTATTTTAAATTAGAAGATGATGAGTTAGATAAAGAAGATTATGAAAAAAATATCTTCTCTCGTGATCAACAAGATTATTATCAATCACATCTTTGGCTTAACAAATTAAGTTATAGTAAAAAAAATAATTGTGATTTTATTTTATTTGATGATAATGAAGATCTTAATAATTTTTCTAAGCAATTTGATTCTGACATACCAAAATACGTAAAAATAAACTTTTATAAACTTCACTTATTAGATAAACTAGCTGAAGAGTATGATAATATTCTTTACTTAGATCATGATGTATATATTGATAGCCAAGAAAATATTTTTACTTCTTTAGATTCAAATAAATTACATGTTTGGTTTGAAGATATTAAAGAAGATATGATAGAGTTTATTCACGTTTATAATAATAGAGAGTTATACAGTAGATCATATATTAGTAAATGTTTATCTTCATACTTAACTTCTTTTACTTTTGACTGGAAAATAGATTATAAAAAATTTAATACTGGAGTTATTTTTTCTAATTCAGAACAAATAAAAAAATTAAAGTTTAAAAAATATTTAGATTTTTTACTTGCACATTATAAAATGATATACTATAATATGGATATTCCTGAAAATTTAAGAAGAAGGTTTCTACTTAATAATGAAGCCTTGTTTGCAAATATTATTGCTGAAGAAAAAATAGATGTAGAAAACTTAAACGGTAAGTGGCACACTATATTAACAGGAGATAAAAGTAAAGAAACTTTTGATTCTCATAACAGTAATTTCTACCATTTTATTAATAAACAATTTAAGTGGATTTTATCTGATAGTAAACACCAATAATTTCTATAATGTCTTTTGATGTTCTTATTTTCTTTTTTAGTTCTCTATCTTTACAATTTTCAACTTCTGGCTGCTCAAACACCCACATTTTTAGATTAAATAATTCTTCTTCAGTATAATTTTTAGTTAATACTAAACTTAGCTCGTCATTAAGACTCATATACTTTTTAAATTTTTCGTACAGTATATGTTCTTTTTCGAAAGCAATATTATATTCTTTGGTATTTTTTTCTATTTTTTCAATACCACCTGACTCTGATACTATTTTAGAAACTTCAGCGTCTTCTAAATTCATAGTTATAATTTCTGCAGAGTTGTTATCGTAAAAAACTTTAAGCTGTTTTACTTCATCATGTTCATCATTAATAAAAATACAATTCGCAATATTCACTTTTAACCTCAAAGTATAAGATAATATGGTTGATGTACTACAGCAGAACCTGAAGGTGTACTAAAGGCTTTGTAAACATCACTAGGACCTGGATCAGTACCAGCTGGTGGTTCATCATATGTCTCATCAGTAGTACTTAGTCTAGTATCATTAAATGTACCTCTGTTAATAGTACTTAAAGCTGTAGTTACGCTGTAGTATAAATCATTAGACATATTTCTAGTTAATATAGGAAGTAAAATATTTTGAACTAGATTACTTGACTTAGCTATTTCAACTTCCTTTAATCCTTTATTACTATCTCTAGCTATAGGATAAACATAAGTACCTGGTTCAACTGCTACTGATCTTTTTAACCACAACTTATAAGTTGTTGTACCAGTATAAGTAGTATCTACAAACCATGTACCTTTATTAGTCCATGTACCGCTACCTGGATTAGATGTAGCAACTCTATAAGAGCCAACTTCATCTCCTGTTCTGATATCTGTTATTGTTTGAGTAATAACAGTATTAACTATTTCAGCTTCATCAGCAGTAATAAAACCTTTATTACCATCTAAAACAACAAAGCCGTTATCATCTAAAGTTAAATCAGATGGTGAACTTGGTATGTTTCTATTTTGATTATATGTATAGCTAGTGTCAGTTTCTGTACCTGTACCTGGAAAACTTTGTCTACTAGTTCCTTGATTAAATTCTTGTGTTCTACTAGTATCAGAAGCAGTACCAATAGTTGTACCAGATCCACCTACAAATATACTACCCTGGCCGCCAGAGTTAAGTTGATCAGAATATGCTTGTCTTAAATAGTAACACATCCTATCTAGATGTGAGTCAGACATTTCTATTAATCCGCGAAAACCGTCTAACTTAAATGGTCTTGCCATATTATAAACTCCTTATGAGGCTTCTAAGCCTGGTTCAGGAAGATCGCTATCTATTTGTAGTAAGTGACCAGCTATAACAATATTACTGTTGACATCTTTTACAGTAAACATTGTAGTGTCAGTAAATCTTTTATTATCAAAAATAAGGTCTGAGTCAATTGTTACGCTACCTTTAAAGTGATAATCGCCCTCAAAAATAGTATCACCTACTAAGGAAGTAGAGACAATCTTTCTCCACTCTGCATATAGTAAATTACCATTACCATCAGAGTCTATAACAACAAGATTGTTATTAACTCTATAATCAGAGTCAGCATTTCTTAACTCATTCTGAAAATCAGAATCATCAGTTACAGAAGCATCTAACCAATAAAGTTGACCAGATTCTGAATCTTTATTTTCAATCCAAAAATTACCATTGTTAAGAGCTTTTTCAGGAGCTGTAGGTTTAACTATAGGAATATTATTAAGCTCTATAATTTCATATTCATCTCTAGGATTTCTTTGTGTTACTTTATAACCTATAGCTAAAGATCCTGAAAAGTCTATTAAGTATAGATATGAACCTGAGTGACTAATTAATCTACCGTTTCCAAAAGTTCTTCTAAATCCTGTAGTAGCTAAATCAAAATCTATAATAGTACTTGCAGAAGAAGAATTTAAGCTTATTGAAGTATTAAGTTCTACTCTTATTACTGGGATATAATGAAAATCTATGTACTTTACAAAATCAGTACTAAAGTTTATTGAAGCAGAAGAACCTGTAGTTTTAAAGAAAGTTACACTACTTGCATCTGAAGTAACCTGAGCTGCACCAACTTCAGCTATAGCAGCATTTTTAATTTGTGTAATAATATCAGAGATTAAACTATCAGAATCTAATACTAGAGACTTACTATTACCATTAATACTATATGTAATAGTTGTAGCATCTGAATCAAAATCTAGATCAGAAATAGTAATTCTAAAACCAGCAGTATTATCAAAAGCTGCTACTGTTTGAGCATATTGAAAAGTACTAAACATTTGTCGTTTAGTGTATAGTTTTCTAGTAATAAGGTTTATTGCAATCTCACCTTCAAGTACTTGACTTGGAAGAGGCTGCCCTTCTCCGTTTACACCACTGATTCTTGATCTGCGATGTTGAACAAAACCTCTTTGTACTTGGGTATCACTATCAATCATCTACTCTAGCTCCTGGTACCAATAACTGAACCATTCCAGGAAAAGGTTCATCGGTAATTAATAAAATGTTTCCTGTTTGATCTACAATAGATCCTGTTGATACTTGTTTAAAGACTTGAGCAGGAGAAGCGTCTGCAAAACCATTGTATATTTTAGGTCTACCTTGTCCGTCTGAATCTAAGTCAGGTGAGTTAGAGAAAGCTCCATCTGAATCTCTACCAAAGACAGCTTTCAATCTTTTAAACGTATCTCTATTTGATGCAGTTTCAGCTTGAGTATTAATATAATCATACAAGAAGCTATTAATCTGAATAAGAGCTTCAGAATCATACATTGAATTAGTCATTCTTCTGTATACCTGAAATACAGGTTGTGATACTGCATCGTCTATATCACTTTGTAAAGTAGAAGGTGCAACTGGTAATATATATTGTCCATTTCTAAGTTCTAATTCACCACCTACTGTAAGATCAGGTTTGTTCCATTCAATCCAATCACCTGCTTCAAAGTTATCTTGTCTAGCATTCATAATTTGCTGAGTGCTAATTAGTGTGGTTCTTCTTAATACCCAACCTCTATCAGGACCTTGATATGTAAAAATTAAAGTATTGTCTTGTGCTGTACTAAAATTAACAAATGACTTACCATCATCAATATCAAATTTTTGCCATAGTTTAGGATAGTTGTTATTTACTTCTGAATCGTGTTTAGGGTGAAGAAAGTTTACTCTTTTATATACAGGGTAATATTTTACACCTAAATGGTCGGTGAGAGCAACAGCGTCTGAATCTGGATAAGTATCCTGAGCTTCAGGTGTATGAGTCTTCCATTCAGTTATTTGAGTAGTGTTTCTAAACTCATAAGGTGTGGTCCATATAGAAATATTTTTATGTTTCCAGCTTGAAAAAGAATCTCTAACTTCAATAACATCTCCAGCTCTTGCTAAAGGTAATACTAAATGAACTGTTCTACCCTGAGAAACTTCTCTTAGATCAGCTGTAATTCTTTCCCCTCTTGATAAGAAATACCATTCACTGTCTCTAAAAATATCTGGTATACCATCCGCATTGCTATCTACAAACTCGCTTTCACTATCTACACCATAACCAAAATTATTAATTGTATCTCTTGGTGTTGTTGGACCACCTGACTTAAAATTAACAATAGTATATTTACCTGCAGGATGCAATTCTCCTACTTTATATTCATAATCTCTAAAAGGTCTTCTGTAACCATAGAAAGCGTTATTAGGATCATTACCAATAGGGTTATCACCGAAGTTAGAATACACGTCAGCAAACATATTGTTGATCTTAAGACCACCTTGTCTAGCAGAATCTCCCGTACCCGAATCTGGTGTTGTACCTAAATTAATTAAATCTTTTGCAGCCATAATTTATTTATTTCCTAAATCAAACCTAAATCACGAACAATCTTAGTTATATTACCATCTGAATCAGATAGATTAATAACTGTTGGACTTACTCTAGAATCACTATCAAGTATTGCATCTGAGTCTGGAGCAGTGAGATTAGCAAAACCTACTTCTGAACCTTCTATTAATGAAGCTCTATTCAATCCATATAAGTCAGGAACATTACCATCAGAATCTCTAGCAGGTACTGCTATTATAGCTCTAGAATCATAAATTATATTCGTAGTAACTGCAGGACCATATAAGTAAATTTTAGTAGTAAATTCTAAGTTCCATTCAACTAATCTTCTATCTCCTATATCACCTGTATAATCATCTGACCATGTAACTGCAGTAAGTATAAAAGGCATATCATAAGTATTAGTAGGTACAGGTGTATCAGAATCAGCATCCAATGGAAAGTTTCTTACCTTTACTGTATATGCAGGAGTAAAGAAAGGAATTATTTGTTCTATAATTTGCCAACCATCATTTAAATTTTTAGTAGTACAATACATAGTAAAATCTAAATTATAAGGAGTTGGAGAATGTACTCTTTGTCTAGGAATACCTAAAGCATCGGGAGTTCTAATAACAGTTTGCTTATTAGTTATTTTTCTATCATTATCATAACTCATTGCAACTACTTCATAACTTAATCTAGGAAGTAGTTTTTCAAACATTTCTTCTTCACGTTTAAATTGTTTTTGTGCTTCTGCCCATTTAGCTCTAGGACCATAAGAAATAGGTACAGGTAAAAATTTACCATCTCTTCTTTTTATAACAATATTATTAAACAAGCTGCCAAACACGGCAACAGCTGTTTTAATAGATTCGTTGTAAAAATGCTGTCCTATCATGCTAATATTTTTTCAAATTCTTCTTTTGATAAAGTTACACAAGTAGACTCATCAAGTTTTATTTCTAAAAAATTTCCGTCAATGTTTATAACTGTTGCTACTTGAGCTGGATAGTCAATAGGAAGTCCCTCTTCTATACCACTAAAAACTACTATATGTTCTGATCCAACTTTAAACATTTTTTACTCTATATATCATCTAAACTATTGATTACTCCAGCATAGCCAAAGGCCTCCGCTGTGTAGTCCTTGGTAACTACATTTCCTTTATCTTTTAATGGTTCACCTTGATTATCATATTTTGTTTCTTTTTGTGCTCGTTCTTCAATAGCTTTATTGTCCGCCCAAGTATCTAAATGATCATCACTATCATCAGCAATATTAAGATTACGTGTTTCAGAATCAGTTAATTCTAGTCCAGTCTTGGCACGTGCGATAGGTCCTGTATCTGAATCAATAAGGTTTTTCTGAGTTCCATCTTTATTATATTCAACAACTCTCGGGTTAAATTCAAGGTCTTCTCCACTAAGCTCGAACAATCTACATCTAAGTTTATATTGGTAGTTGTCACCTATTTGGTAAAATGCACCATCATGATAAGTAGTTACTCTTAAAATTTCGAAAACTTTTGGAATATATTGCTCTTTATTTTGAGCAGATCTACCAAATGGAATAACTACTAAATCACCTTCTAAAGGTCTAGTTCTTTTAAAAGTTTCTGCTTCGTCACTATCTCCTCCAGATTTAAGATCTGAATCAAAACTATTATAAAGTTTTTCAAAATTATTAATAGCAACGGAAAGTATGACTTCTTCTCTAAACTCAATACCATAAGTAGTCATAATATCACCTTCACCTTCAAAGCCAGCTGCGGCTACTAGGTGAACATCCATTTGTAATCCTCTATGAAATCTACTTTCAGGTTTTTCATTCCAAACTTCATCTGAGTATGGAGATGATCTTGGCATGTATCTTACTGTAATGCCATTAATATTAATAGATTCTCTAATTAAATTTTGTACTAGTCTTTGTTCGTTCGTTGAGAAACGAGAAGAGGCACCGAATTGGTTGATGTAGCCATCAATATAAGTATTTCTAATGCCCGCTGAGATGGCATAATCGTCATTGACTTTTTGTATAGATCTGTTGAGGTTAACACCGAAGTCTGAATCATTATCAGCGTCGTTGAGTGCGGTTGTAGATGCTAGTGTAAAACCTGAATAATTGTTTTTTATTGCCATTAGCCATAGTACCCGGAATCGAATCCTCTTTGATCAAATCTTAAATGTGTTTCTATTATAGCATCATTTACATTTCTTGCTTTTATATTATTAGACTCTCTAGTACCAGCTTCTGTTTTAATAAAATTATCATATAAGGCTAATTGTTGTGCAGCTGTCAAATCAGTATCAGCATTACCATCTCTATATCTTGCTAATGCTGTTTTATAGTCAAATGCAGCATCATCTCCAGAGTTTTGATAAAGTACATCATATTTGTTTTCTGATTTACTATACTGTAATAATGAACCTCTATGTAAAACCATGTCTCCTTCAGACATGTTAATACCGTTTTCTTTAATATTAGGATATGTAGATCTCCAACTAGAAAAACCTTCTGCTCTTAAAGTTGTTTTAACTACTGCAACATTTTTATCGCTTATCATACTTAAAGGTAAATCTGCATAATCTAATATACCTAAAAAAGGACCGTAAAATTCTAATCTATTAAGTTCTTGATCAATAATTTCATTTGTGATATATTCAGCTTCAATGAAGTTATTAATCTTGATAAACGCAGTACGCAAAGGATCACCGTCATTAGCATTAGGAGCAGTACCAATATCAACAACTGTTGATTCAGTAGTGCGCCTATCAGTGCTAGTATATTGGATAATATTTCCATCTGAATCCTTAACGTTTGGAATAAGATCTGGCTCACTTGCTGACCTACCTTGTGGGTACAAGTGAAAATCTAATCTTCTATTTAGCGATGCGTATCTAGCCATTCTTTTCTACTAACTTTTCTAATAAACTTTCTATTCTATTTATTTTATTTTCTAGATTGTCAATTCTTTCCTTTTCAGCTCTTCTCTTTTTAGCAGCTTCATAAATTTTCCAATCTGTAGTTATAACCGCAGCATCTCTTTTTATTAAGTTACTATGTCCTCTTACCTTTACACTCATAATATTATATGTCAGCTATAATTCTTAAATCTTTTATGCGAGGAATCTGAGCTTCGTTTTCAGTAATCATTCTTATTCTAATCTTAAAGGATGTAAATTCAAAAGGTACATTTGCACTAACTGTATATTCTTTAAAATCAGTATCTGAAGTAAACGGTCCATTATTAGATTCAGTAATAAATTGTGTTACTTTAAAGTCTTCAAAAGCAATATCTTCAAATGGAGTAGTATCACCTTTTTGTCTTGCTTTATATGCAAACTCTAATTTAGACCCAGGTTCCATATCAGCGTCAAACTTAATTGTAAAACCATCTGCTGGAATTTCTAAATCAATTTGTTTTGTAACATAAGCACTAAATTCATCTTCTGATTTTATTGCAGATAGTCTAGAAGTGTATTCTTGAATAGTTGAATCAGTACTACCACTAGTAATAGATGTCGTAGTTAAACCTTCTATGTCAGAATCATTTAGTAATGTACCTACTATGTTTCTAAACACAACAGGGTTAAGTGAATCTCTAACTCTAAATGAAGGTGAACTATATATGTTTGTACTATCTAAAGTATATCTCATAACTAGATCATTTGACGTAGAGTTTAACAAGTTTCTAACAATATGAGGTTCTTCTAACTCAGTATATTCATTTATATCTATAGGTACTTCAACCCCTGAAGTAACATTTGCTAAAGAATCGTTCTTAATTTTATTAGAATCAACTACTAGATTAAGAGAGTTAGTAGTAGCTGAGGTTAAGAAACCGTTAACTTGATCATCTTCCTGTCCTTTAAAGAAAGGTACGTTAGCTTGTAAACTATCAAATACAATTGGTTGAGTTGCAAATGTATTAAAGATAGGTACAGGAGGATTACCTGATGAAGTTGCTTTAGTTGTAGTTTTTACAAAGTAAGAATCTAAAGTAGCAAACAACACATCATGAGTCCCATTAAGCTCTGAATCAGGAATACCATTAAAGTTATTAGGAGTACCGAATCTATCAAAACCTTCTAAAGTAACTTCTGCATTATTAAAGTGCATACCATGATTAGGATGATTTATTCTTACATAGTTACTATTCTCAAAAGTTTCAATAGCTAATCCTCTATTAAAAGCTCCAATGTCTGCTTTATATGTCTTAAGATTGCTTAACTCATTTTTCATGGTAAAGGTAGATGTTGGTGGTACACCTGTACCGTCAATATCAAAATTAGCTCTATTCAATCTAAATGTTAGATCCATATTCTGTTCAGCAGTCCATGTAGTCTGATTTTGCGAAACAAAGAACGAGCCAAAATAGCCCCCTACGTTAGGTTGATTTTCATGTATACCAGAGCCATCTAAAAGTTGCTGACCTATTTCTGCTATAAAGACTTCTGTAGCATCAGAAGGTGATTTTATAACTATAGAATATTCAGTATCACCTTTTAAGTAAATAGGTTCTTTAAATCTAAAGTTAGTAAAGTTTGTAGCAGTTGGAGATTCTACTTCCATTGATTTATCTACATTTACAAAACCTGTATGTCCTATAACATGTTTTGGACCACCAGGATAACCGTTTACTGATTCTCTGATATCAATAATAATTTTATCCATTCCTGGTCTTGTATCTACAAAACACATCCAAAGATCAATAGAAGTAACGATAGCTACTGGTTCAGTACCAAAAATATCTCCAGCAAGAATTTGCGCAGTAGTAGGATCACCTTTAGTAGGTAATTTAAAGAGTTGAGCAATAGGATCACCACTATCTCCTCCACCATTATCATCATCTGGCGGATCAGGAATTCTAAACGAAGATTGACTTACTACTTGTCTGCCAAGATTTGTAGTATCAATTCTTTTATCATCTACATCAGCTATTACATCTGCAAAATCTCTGTGACCTATAGACGTAAAGATAGTAGAAGCACTTGAAGCTCTTCCACTTATTGCAACATCTCTAATTATAACTCTTTCTTCACCTGCTTTAAAAGTTTGATAAGGTATATTAAATGATCCAGATGTTGCTCCATTAGCATCAGTATTGATACTTGGAATAATAGTAGTGTCACCCATAACTAATTCATGTTCAGTATTAGCTCTTAAACCATCAACTTCGAAAGTAATACCACCTGATGGATTTATCATAAAGTAATCTTGCAAGTTTTGAATTACTTCAGAACCTGTAATAGTTTCACTTGGTTTAGTACCATCTATAACTCTAGGAGAACCAAAAGTAGTAGTAGTTACCCTTCTTCTAGCTTGAGTAGTGGTAGTAGTAACTACATTGCCTACTTGAGAAGAAGATGTACTTCTAGCGCCAAACCATTCAGTTCTAGAGGAACTAGAACCTCCTGGAGATGCTGTTGTTACTCTTAAGAATTGACTGAACGTATCTGAATCACCACTAAACGGTCTCACTCTTCCATTAAACCTTGTAAAGTAATTATTTACTCTAGTTCTCCAATGGTGTTCAGAAGGTGTAATCTGTAACTCACCTCTATAAATCCAAGTTGCAAACGGATTAATTAGATGACATCTAGTTGCTTGAGGTTGAGATAAAAATTCTTCTTCGTTATACTTCTTTATTACAATATCTGCATTATTATAATAATAGCTGTCTATACTTTCACTGCTAGATAATTCCATAGGAATAGGAACACCTTCAGTTTGTCCCGGAATCAATATATTATCTACTACATCAATTGAAGCGTTATATTCAGGGTGTTCAGTATCGGCTGAACTATTAGGGTTATTCTCTGCTAAAGAAAAGTCATCAACTACAAATCCAGACTTTGCTCTATCATCTAAATTATCATGCAAAGCTTGAGACTCTAATAAAGATAATGCTACAGAAGTTTCTAATCGGTTAACTCTATCTTCTATTTTACCGATATCTCTCATAGTGTATCTTTTATTATCTACTTTTTCAACATCAATCTCTTCTTCTGCATATCTTAACCCACCAGGAATAGTAAGATAAAATAACGCCATAGCATCTTTTACTTCTTGTGGCTTTTTAGGATTTTTTAGAGCTGGGTTACCTTTTTGAAAGATTAAAGCATTATCTTTGTCAATACTAATGCTTGTAATATTTCCTTGAAACTGCTCAAAGTCAGTAGTAAAGACAGTATCTGGTTTAATTCTTGGTTGTTTAAAATAGTTTCTTGACTTAAAATACAAAGGTGATTCAGTAATATCAGTAACTATATCTTCAACTCTAAATCTGAAGTCTATTGAGTTTCTTAAGTCTCTACCTTTATTTCCTGGTTTATCATTAACAGGTTGTGGTTCATTATAAAATCTTACATCATCTTTGTAATAATCGAATTTACTATAACTATCAGTACTGTAATAAAAAGTGTTAATAGGACTAGCAGTAAAGTAAGAGTAGAATACAATAATATCATTTGATGCAGGAGCTTGTTTACCTCTAGCTCTTACAAGCCTGCCAATATCATAGAATTCACTTCTTTGACCATTATCTAAATTATATAAACCGTCTATACTACGACCTGTAGCTGCAGTAGCGCTAGTATAAGTTATAGGACTAGTATATGCTGATGTACCTGCTGGTGATGTTACTTTAAGAGGTTCATTTGCAGTAAATTCGGTATTCTTTTGATATATGATTTCTAAAGTTGAAGTAGAACCAGTTCCAGTTAAGAAGCTATGATAACCTGAAGTACCAGCTATATCACCTGCTCCAGTTGAGGTAGCATTTTGTAAAACTACTAATGCTTCAGTACCAGAAGTTAATCCTTTTATTACTGATCCTACAGGTACTAAACCAGTAGTAGATATTTCTATTCTAGGAAACTGACCAGTAGAAAATGAAGAACTTGTAGTTTCGTTTATTCCATAAACTTTATATACATCTGGATAGGCTAATGAAATTTGAGCATCTTGAGCTGACCATCCAAAGTTAACTCCTGTACGAGCTGCTGAACCTGTATTTTTAATCTTTACATATTTAAAGTTTATATTCTTTTCAATCTCTTCTTGATCATCAACTCTGCTTTCATTCCAATAACCATTCATAGTACCTGAAGCCAAACCAGTGTCTTCAAGAATAGTAAAGTCATTATCAAATACTGTTGCAGTACCTCTAAGAGTTTTTATCTCGTTAGATAAAGTGTTTATCAGTTCTGGATTAAGATTAAGCGGTTCAGAAACTGAAGCAGTAAAACCTCCGGCTCCTGATACACTAACTACATCATTTAACTCAAACACTTGAGAGTTACTAACTGTAACAGAAGCTCCTATTGTAGCTACAGTAGATGTTACATTTTGAGAGAAAGGTATTCTACCTGACCAACCTATTAGAGTTGTAGCATTTCCTGTTACACCTGCTTGACCATCAGCGTTATAAACATAACCTACTTGTCTGCCCACTTTAATATCGTTACCATCGGAAACTGTAATAGATGAATTAGTAACAATAACCTGAAACATCTTAACGTCATAAACATACAAGCTATTGTTAAGAAAACCATAAGCACGTGCTACACCAATTACATCACCATCAGAATCTTTTAGTTGTAATCTATTAGCATACGTATAAGGATCACTTCCTGTTTGCCCTGGTAAAGTTCCAGAAGATGATGAAACTAAAAAGTTTGTAATATTATTAAACGGTACTTTAAAATTATTAGTTCTAACCGCATCAGTATTTTTAGTAAAGTTAAAGTTTCTAGGAGCTGAAAGTTCTACTTCAAAACCTTTAACATAAGCTTTAGATGGACCAACTCTAAGATCGTAAGTATCTGAATCTAAATCGGTGATAGTTAGCGGGAAAGGTCTAACACTATAATTACCTGATTCATCATATGTTCTTCTAGCTAAAGTATTTCCTATATCTGAATATTGAGGGTTACCTTTTATCTTATCAGTAATAACTCCATTTTCTATAGTTACTACTCTAAAGAAATCTTCTTCATCTTCTGCGTCTATATTAACAACTGCAAATGATAATGTTTGTTTTAATCTGTGCGAGCCGGGTGCACCTTCATTAGATGTGCCTCTAGCATTATCATAAAGAGTAGAATCATTATTTTGAGTTGTTATTGATTGTTCTGCTCTAAAACCTAATTTAGCTGTAGGTGTTTGAGATGAAGTGCTTATTGCTACAGTCTGTCTAGGAACTCTAGTAAAGAAACCGTTAACATAATAAATGCCTTCAGCTATTTCACCTATACAAGAAGGTGATTTAGCACTAAAGGTGTTTACTAATTCAGAAGTAACTGTACCTGGATTATCAGCTATGGTAGCATAGATAAATCCGCTATCACCAAATTCTTTAGCAGTAATATATTGAACAAATAGGTTACCGACATTACTTAAGGTATTTGAAGAAGCTGGTTGTTTAATAACTCTAGCTCTAACTGAACCGTCTGCGCTTGTTATAATTTTACCTTCTAAAGTAGCAATATTAGCTATACTTGAACCTGTCCTAGCATTTTCTAAAGGAAAAGAAGCGTTACCTGAGCCTGATAAGAAAAGACGGTGAACATTATTTGTAATTGATACGCCACCTTCACTAACTCTTGAACCGTTTTTGAAAACATGATCACCAAATCTATTAACTTGGTTTTGCATAAACGATTGTAAGGTTGTTAACTCTCTTGCTTGAACTGGAAAACCAGGACGAAATAGGACCCTTAGAAAATCTTTATCAGGATCAAAATCATCGAAGTAAGGAGATACGTTTAAGTTTATATTAGCCATTTTTCACCGTAATTTAATTATTTATCAGAAACTTAGTACAAAATTTATAGATTCAATTTGATCTTGAGATCTAATTAATGGACGAGCTTTCCAGTCAGCAACTATTAACTCTCCAGAATTAAAAATAATATCTCTATCAAAAGTTTTGTTTATAGTATGAATTTTATTAACACCATCTATTAGAACAACTTGTTCACTATCGGTAAATTTTTCATGTTCTTTATCGTTAACAAAATTAATGTAGTATACTCTATTCAAATCAATAGCAACTACTCTTGCTCTTCTTCCATCATCAACAGGATGAGGTTTAATTATATCGTTTACATTATAAGAAGCTGTTGTTGCATCAACTTTAAAACTCTTACAAGCTACATAAAAATCTTGAGATGCTATATTTTCCGTTGCTATATCAATAGGGTTTCTTATCAAGTTTGCCATTTGATATTGATTTTGAGCTAAAGGTAAAAACTCATCTTGAGGTATATTTCTAGAAACCAGCATAATATTTACCGCATTAAGATCACTAGGAGCATCTGAACCATGACCTAAACCACCAGCTATCTTAGATGTACAACCAGGCAGTAGTTTCCCATCTTGATCTTTTACTTTCAATACACCTACATATCCTAATCCGTTTTGAGTAAGAGCAGGTTTAAATGAGTTTGACTCAGAATCATATCTAATTGTTGCTTGAAAATGTTGTTCAATTAAATCGCTATCTAATCTAGAATCTGACACTCTAACTTGAACTGTTCTATCTAAAGTCCAATCACTATCTCTTCCTGCTTTTAAAGTATCACTATCAAAAGCAAAACCATATACAGCTCCTAGCTGAGCGTTTTCTTGTACTGCATATTGTAAGTATCTAGAAGTACCGGGAACTAAAGTAGCAGCTTCTTCTTCTGTTACTCTTTCAGGCACAGGCATAAATTCTGAGTTAAGAAATCTTACAGCGTCAGAATTAGATATTGAATACAAATATTGCCACACATAACCATCTGACATAGTAATAGGAGATGCACTTGTCCCAGTTGGTGCATTTAAAGATGGTGTATTAGGAGAGAATAAACATTTATAGACATTTAATCTACCAACACCCGAAACAAACTCTCTTACTAATACATAAAAATTTTGTTCTGAAGGCCATGCATTGTAAATTCTATTATTAATCCAATCTATTCTAGGTACACATCTACTAATTCCACCAGGTAAAATTCTATGAAGAGTTAAAGTATTCTGGTTGTAAAAAGATTGATCATCAGCAGCAAAGTCTGAATCTGCACCACCAGCAAATTCTGATTCACTATCAAAGCTAGAAGAATAATCGTTGTAATCACTGTCTTTAGTAAAAGCAGTTGCAGCATAAAACGTTTCTTCATTTGTAGCTTTTTTCAAACTATCAAACAAAGCTTTTGCTAACAAAATATTAATATTAGGTGTTACTTTTGCTGTCACTTTACTCTTCTACCTTTCATGGAATTAAAAGTATCTCTCCAAGGCTCTAAACCTGGTCTTTGATTCTCATCATTCCAGTCAAATATATTTCCTACACTATTATTTAATACAGCTTCGTCACCTGTTTGATAGTGTGTATTCCATATTATATTATCCGAATCTAAGTTATCCCATACTATAGGTTTCCAAGGAGTTTTTTCTTTTCTATAATCCGGCATTCTTTTTTCTGCATATGTTACGTATAAAAATCTAGGCTTAACTTTCATATTTTGAATAAAAGAACTATATCCGTTTATTTCCCATCCTTCGCTATCCGCTCTAAATGAATTAATAAAGTTCCATTTTCTTTCATATGCATCTACATCAGTATAAACAGTACCATCCTGTTCAACAAATGTTAAAGTACCATCAAGTCTCATAGCTTTGTTTAAGTCAGTAGCTTTCTTAAACATCATTTCTTTTTTTCTATCAGTATTATACCACTTGAATGTTCTAGGATCTTGTCCAGTTTTTAATCTATTATAATCTATAGCTGTGTACACTCTGTTTTCACTATCAGTCCATCTTAAATGAAAACCAACAGGTAAATCTGAATCATAGATATCATATACATCGTTTATAGGGTCAATAAACTTAGTACTAGCTACTTGAATAGGATCATAACTTCTTCTAGTTCTAGATTCTCTTTTATAAAGATCTTGAATAGTACCATCAAACTTTTTATAGTTTTTTATTAAAGCAGATACTTTACCACTACCATCTGAATCTTGAGAAGTAACATGTCTTATAAAAGATGTTTCAGAATCAAAATTTAAATAATTGTTGTAAAAATTATCATAATCTACATATTCTTTTCTTACCAAACCTAAGGGCTCAAAATCAAACCAGGAAGCACCAAATTCCGATACTAGTGCTTCATCAAAACCTCTTTCAAAGCTGCTTGCAGTTAGAGCATATATTTTGTTACTTTGTTGATTATAGTATCTTGC